GTGCTCGCGAAAGCCGCTCAGTTTCACATCGGCCTGCAGCTCTCCCAGAGACAGAAGGCGCTAGCGCGCGGCTACGTTCCGCAGCAACCGACGCCAAAGCAAAAAGAGTTTCTCGATTGCCCGGACCTTGAATGTTTCTTCGGAGGAGGAGCGGGAGGCGGCAAGTCCAGCGCGATGCTCATGGCTGCGCTGCAATATGTACACGTGCCCGGCTATGCCGCCGTGGTCGTGCGCCGCACGTTCGGAGCACTGTCACAGCCCGGTGCGTTGATGGATCGCGCACGAGATTGGCTCGCACCGACAGACGCGAAGTGGAATTCGCAAACGCACCGTTGGACGTTCCCCAATGGCGCGTCTCTTTCGTTCGGATACTTCGATCACGATAAGCACCGAGACCAATACCAGGGCGGTGAGTTCGACTTTATCGGCGTCGAGGAGGTGTGTCAGTTCCCGGAGAACTGGTACCGCTATCTCTTTTCCCGCATTCGCCGCGTGCACACGAAAGCCGTGCCCCCACGTATGCGCTCCACGGGCAATCCCGGCGGCATCGGGCACGCGTGGGTATTCGACCGCTTTATCAATCCTCAAACGAAAGTGGGGACGTTCATCCCCTCACTCCTCGCGGACAATCCACACCTCAACGCGGAAGAGTATCGCGCCGCGCTTGCGCTCCTCGACGAGGCTACACGTAAGCAGCTTGAAGAAGGCGATTGGTCCAACGTCGGAAACGGAATGGTGTACTCTACAGCGAAGCTCATCTATTCACTTCCTGAGAAACGTTTCGACGTATACGGTTTGGGCCTTGATTACGCGGCGGAAAACGATTGGTGTAGTTTCAACGTAGTTGCGTACGATTGGGATTCGCCGGTGGTCACGGTAGTTCGTTCGTATCGCAAAGAGTGCTCGCCGTCGCAGGCTGCGGAAGAAGCGGAAAAGCTTCGCGAAGAATTCAAGCCGCGCTTTATCATGGGAGACGCGAACGGACTCGGGAAGGGATACATCAAAGAAGCGCGCAGGCGCTTCAACTTGCCCGTAGAGCCCGCCGACAAAGAGAACAAGGCCGGCTATATCAAGCTGCAAAACGGCGCGACCGAGGCCGGCGAATTCGTTATCTATGAACCGGGGTGTCGGCAGCTTATCGAGGAGCGGAAAAAGCTTCCTTGGTCGGACGCTTCGCGAGAGACCTATCCGGAAGGGTTTGACGATGATTGCTCAGACGGTACCTTGTACGCCTGGCGAAAGTGTTTCGCCTACCGGGCGAAGCATAAGCAGCAGCGCCCTGGGAGTATGCAAACAGGGGCTTACAACAAATGGTAGACATTAGGATCCCGCATGGCGTGCGCATCGCAAGAAACCAGATACCAGTCCGCGCCGAGTTTTTGGACGGCACAACCAAGTGGAGAGGCGTCCTCAACTTCGAGCACGCAACGCTTTGTGAGGCGTTCGGTCTCGACCCCGCGACGTTCTACTTTGACTTACCATCATCATGCCGGGGCGTTGGATCTCTATCTAGCGGATACGGCGGCAACCGAGGCAACCGCATTATCAACGGCTACATCATGCGCGGCGGAATGATCGACCCATGGGGAAAGCTTACCGTCGTGCGCGAAGGCGATAAGATTCGAGACGTAGATCCAACAGACAAAAAGGAATTCCAACGACTATGATGCAACCTACACTCAAAGCCCCGAAGCCCCTCTATGGGCTCAACCTTCTGCGCATTGACTCGAACCACATGGTTCGGTGCGCAGACGGCATGTCACGACAGTACACCGTGCGTGACCTCGCGAAGCATCCGAAATGCAATCGCGTTGTGGTGTGCCTCAAATGCGGTAAACAGTACGCGTCGAAAGAGGAGCTCTTCGAGCAGCATCCAGAACATAAAGTCATGCAGAACAACGAGGAGACACACTCGTATGCATACTGGTCGGAAGACCCTGTTTTGGCTGCAAAAGCGGAAGAAAAGGAAACCAAGGGAGCAGCGAAGATTGTCGACTACGCGCGCATTCTGGGCTTACTCAGCGATGGCGCGCGCATGCGCGAGTAGCGTTCTTTGCGATAAGGTGTTTCGGCAATGGCCGAAGCACCGCGCAATTTCCCTGAGGGGTCGAGTCTTGTCACGCGCTCACCCCTTTCGCCGATTGGGCAGGCCGTTCCGCCAACGAACGATCCAGCGTGGCAACCCCCGAAAGATGCAACGGCGGGGAACATCAAAGCGCGCGCCGCGGTCATTAACCGTGAAATTCCAATCTCCACCACGCAAACAGGGTGGGAGATTGCGCAAGTCCGAGGCGCGCTTGATGCGCTTGTAAACGGCCTATTTGATGGCCCCGCGCAACTTGTCGATGCCATCATCGGCGACTCTCGCGTTCAGTCTGCCATGCAGTCACGCGTAGGGGGGCTTCTTGGGAGAGAGCTCCGGCACCATCGGGCGAACGATTCCGATGCCGCGCGCGAGTGCTACGACGCCTGGTCGGCGCATTGGCCGGCGATGGCAAACGAGCCGATGCTCGCCGACATGTTGCACTGGTCGTGCAACCTGGGGTTTTGGGTAGGCCAGCTCCTTTGGGACACGACCGGTCCCGTGTGGCTCCCGTACATCTCGCCGTTTCATCCGCGGTACACGTACTACCATTGGATGCTTCGTCGCCTGATTGCGATCACGCAAGACGGGCAATGTGAGGTGGAGCCAGGCAACGGGCATTGGGTTTTGCACGCGCCGCATGGGCGCTACCGCGGCTGGATGCGGGGGGCCGTTCGCGCCATTGCGCCGTGGTGGCTTGCGCGAAACTACGCGCTCCGAGATTGGGCGCGCTACTCCGAGCGCCACGGCATGCCGATTGGCAAAGCCATTACGCCGAGTGGCGCGGACCAAGATAGCATCCAAGCATTCCGTAGTGCTCTCGCAAACCTGGGGCAGGAAAGCATCCTTCAGCTTCCGCAGTCGGATGACGCCACGTTCGGCAAATACGACCTCGAATGGCTCGAAACCGACGGCTCAGGGTGGGCCGGGTTCCAGCAACTGATTGCTCAGTGCAACGCTGAAATCACGCTCGCTGTCCTAGGCCAGAACCTCACGAGCGAAGTGAAAGAAGGAAGCTTCGCGGCCGCACGCGTTCACGCGGACGTTCGGCAAGCCATCCTTGAGAGCGACGCGCGCGCGCTTTCACAGACCATCTACACGCAGATTGCGCGCCCGTTCGCGGCGCTGAACTTCGGTGATCCAGACCTCGCACCGCGTTCGTCTTGGGACATCGTCCCTTGGGAAGACAATGCGGCGCTCGCTCAAACATTCAGCGCGTTCAGCATTGGCGTCTCCACACTCAAGACCGCGGGGCACGACGTCACGGACATCGAAGCGCTAGGCCGTCAATTCGGTCTCTCGCTGAAGGTCGCAAAAATCGAAAAGGCACCTACCAATGATGAAAAAAAAGTTCCGTGAGCAACTGACGGGAAAGGACGTCTTCGCGATGCATCAAAGTGCAATCGGCGAGGAGTTCGCGCCCATGTCCGAGGCAGCGAAGCAAGTTGATTCCCTGGATGATGGTGTAGCCATCATCGACATCTGCGGGCCGCTTGAGCATCACGCGTCGTTTATGTGGGATTCCTACGATTCGATTCTTGAACGCCTCGAATGCGCGTTCGCAGATCCAGATATTGGGAAAGTCGTGATGCGCATTGACTCCCCCGGAGGCGATGCGGCGGGCGCAACGGAAGCCAACCGCAATATTCGAAAGCTCAAAGAGAAGTACGAAAAACCCCTTTATGCGTACTCCGACGAAAGCATGTATAGTGCAGCTTATTCCATTGGCTGTGCGGCGGATGAAATATGGGTTCCGACCACCGGCGGCGTCGGTAGCGTTGGCGTTATCTGCGCGGCGGTCGACAAGACCAAGCAAAACGAGAAGCTTGGAATTAACATAAAGCTCGTTACGACCGGCGCGCGTAAGGCTGACTCGCATCCTGATCGAGAGCTCACGGACGAGGTTTTGGAAAGCCTGCAAAACAAGGTGAATTATCTCGGAAACGTGTTCTTTGAAACCGTTGCAGAGTGCAGGGGAATGAAGGTCTCCGCGGTCGAATCTTTACAGGCCGGATGTTTCATGGGTGCCGATGCGGTCGCCAGCGGATTGGCGGACGCAGTTGGAGGATGGTACGAATTTCTTTCACACGTTTCGGAGAGTCAAAACATGCCGACGAAAATGCAATTGAAGAAGGAAAAGGACGAGCTCGCAAAGAAGATTGCGGCTTGCAAGTCCAGTGCAGAGCGAACCACGTTGCTCGCTGCCTTCGAAGCGAAATGCTCTGAGCTCGCGTCTATCAAGACCGTCACGGAAAAGAAGACCGTCGAGAAGGATGATGATTCTTCCGGCAAGCTTCCGGATGACGAAGACGACGAAGACGGCGAGGAGGAGAAGGCCGAAGAAGAGGACGAGCCTTCGGACGAGGAGAAGGCTGAAGAAGAAGAGGAGGAAGAGGAGGAGTCCGACGCAAAATCTCTTTCCCTTTCGCACGTCCAGAAACTTCTTTCCGCCGCATCGAAGGCGACCGGCAAGCGCAACGCATCCGAGATTATCGGCGCCCTCGAAGGCATGCAGAGTCACGCGCAGATGGCGGAACGCCTCGCGAAGCTTGAGCAATCGAGCCGACGCGAGAAGGTGAAGGCCATGCTCGACAAGGCTTCGCGTGAAGGCCGCGTGCCTCCGTCGGCGAAGGCCTCGCTTGAGTCGCAGGGCATGAAGGATCCGAAGTGGCTCAAGGGCTATCTCTCGGCGCTCCCAAAGAACCTTCGTTCGCTCGAAGACGGCGCGGTGTCCGGGAAGGTTGAGCCGCAAACGCTCAACGCGCAGAACCTCAGCGCAGACCAACAGAAGATGATTCAGACTTTCGCCGCGCAAGCCGGCGTTAGCGTCGAGCAGCATCTCGAAAATATCAAAAAGTACGCCAAAAACGGAAAGCTGTAAGCCATGACCGCACTCGGACAAGACCGCATTACCAATCAGTACGGCACGCCGGATAGCGTTGAGCCGTTGCTCCTTTCGTTCCCCGTCGCCGCGGATACTACCATCTACGGCGGCTCTATCGTCGCGACGAACGCGGCCGGTTACGCCGTCCCCGCAAGCGCCTCGAACGCTCTCAAAATCTGGGGGCGCTGCGAAAAGCAGGTAATCAACACCACGGCGGCTGGCTATGGCTCTGCTGGAAATCTGAACGTCGACGTCAAACCGGGCGCGTTCTACTTCGGCAACAGCGCAAGCACGGATGCAATCACCATCGCTGACGTCGGTTCGCTCTGTTACATCGTCGACGACCAGACGGTTGCGAAGACGTCTTCAGGCGGCACTCGCCCCGCTGCCGGCGTGGTTTACAACGTCGACGCAAGCGGCAATGTCGGTGTGCTCCTCGGGCATACGTCGCTATATTCTGACTCGACGATTGCCGAACCGGTTTCCGTGCTTCGCGCGAAAAACGTTGTGAACGGGAATATCGCGGACCTTACCGCGTACACCGTTGCGGCGAGCGGCTCTCGAAACGACAACGTTGCAAACGTTGCAAACGACGTCGTCTTGCTCATCAACCAAACGACCGCATCCGAGAACGGCCTTTACATCGTCGGCACGGTAGCAGCGGGCACGGCACCGTTGACGCGCGCGCCTTCGCTGCCCTCGGGTCTCATCGTCTCCGCGAATCAGTTTGAAGTCTCGGTGCTTTCCGGTGACGTCTTCGCGCAGTCGAAGTTCTTCAGCACGGCAGCGGTAACCATCGGGACCACGGACCCGGCGTTCTATCCGGAGCGCGTGACCATCACGCAAGCGTTGGTCGCAGGCACCATGACGCTTACGAGCGTTCCGATTCTTTCGGCAACGAAGACGGGTTTTGCGATTACGCGTTCTACGGCGAACACCTCGACCGCGACCACCGGCGGTTACGCTCTTTCGGGCAATCCGACCCCGGGCATTCTCGGGACAGCAAGCGCGACCATCTTCGCGACGGTTGCCGCGGGCACCATCAACAATGCAGACATCTCGACGCTGCATATCACCATCATCAATCGCTAAGGGATTCTCACAATGTTGATTACTCCGCAAAATCTGAATCTCTTTTTCACGAACCTGGAAACTAGGTTCTGGCAAGCCTACGGCGCCGCCCCCGAATTCACCTCGCGTATCGCCACCACCTACGCGGTCTCGAGTGAGCAATGGGCCAGCGGTTGGATCGGCATGCTGAACGAAATGCGCGAGTGGGTAGGCCCCCGTAAGGTGTCCAGCCCCGCCCCGCAAACGTACGTGGTCCCGATTCAGAACTTCGAGCTCACCGAGTCGGTGGACCAGTTCAAGCTGGCCGATGACACGTATGGCATCTACGCGCCCATGGTCGACTTCATGGGCATCCAGGCGAAGAAGTGGAGCGACTACCAGCTCCGTGACCTTCTTTTGAATCAGGGCTCCCAAACCGGCGCTCGCCAAAAGGGTCTCGACGGCCTGAACCACTGGTCCCAGGTGCACCCGGTCAACTTCTACGATACGAGCTACGGCACGTATTCGAATGACTTTCTCGGAGGTCTCTCAGTCAACGGCGTGACCGTCGGCGGTGCCCTTTCCACCACGGCGTTCTCGACGCTCTGGCAAGAGGTTGCTTCGCGCAAGTCTGAAAACGGCGAAGCGCTTGGCGTCATGGCGGACCTTTCGATGTACGCGCCGCAACTCAAGTACACGATGGACTCGATTCTCCAAGCGCAATTCCTTGCGCCGGCGACCATCGGCAACTTGACCGGCCTTGTGGGCTCGTCTGAAAACTTGCTGAAGGGCATGACGGATTCACTCATGGTTCCTGAGCTCGCGGCTGCTCCGAACAACTGGTACCAGCTCGTAACGAACCGCGCGATCAAACCGTTCTCCTGGCTTATGCGTCAGGCTCCGGATTTCGTCTACCGCATCTCGCCGCAAGACCCTGTTGTCTTCGACACGCACACGAACCTCTACGGGTCCACGGCCCGCGGCGCTCCCGCATGGTCGTTTGCCTGGCTCTCTGCTCGCTCGGGTCCCACGCCGTGAGTTCTTACGCTACCGTTGCACAGCTGTACATTTACGGGGCTCCAGAAAAGTCTTTTGGACAGCTGTCAACGGAGCAGAAGGAAGGCGCCATTACAGCGGCTTCCGACGTGGTCGACACGTACTTCCGCGGCCGCTACCAGCTGCCGCTCGTTACGTGGGACATCTCGGTCACCGAAAACACGTGCCGCATTGCCGCCTACAACCTCCTTTCGATTCGAGGCTACAACCCAGCGAGCGGCGCGGACGTCAACATCCTGTCTCGTTACGAGCAGGCGATTGAGTGGCTCAACAAAGTGCAGCGACAGCAAGCTCACCCGAACGTCACCCCCTCGTTTGCAGACTCTCCTACGTACCATCAACCCATGGTTATCTCGTCTTCCGTCGTCAACCTTGCCACCGGTAGCACCGCTAGAAATAGGGGATGGTAAATGATTTTCCCGATTGGAAAACAGCTATACGCCGCTGGCGCTTCGGGTACGGTCACGCTTCCGGAGGGTGCGATCATCACGCTGATTCGCGCGCATTCGACGGCGGGAGGCACGTGCACCATCTTCGGCGGTGACTCTATCCCGATTGTCGCAACGTTCGATTTGCACCTACCGAAGATGCACCCCTATTGCGTCGCAACGGCGGCCGCGAAGACCGTTGTTTTCGCGACCACGAATTCCTACTACGTCGAATACATCATCCCGGGGTTCTCGTGAGCGCATTCCGAAAGCTCGCGGAGAAGTATGCGGCGCTGGGCATCGTTCCCAGCGAGACGGCGAAGGCTTCCGCGGAAGAGATTCAAAAGGAGCTCGTCTCCGGATTCGCTTCCGGTCACGATGCATACGGCAATGCGTGGCCAGCGCTTGCCACGGGCACGGCTTCTCACCTTCGCGAAACCGGTGCTTATGAGGCCTCCCTCAAAGTGACGGCCCTTGTCGGTGTTGGTGAATCTCGTATCGAGATGAGCACGAACAATGCAGCGAACTTGCATGCGAAGGAATCGATCCAGCGTCCGCCGGGCTCGCATCTTGAAAAACGGAAGCACCGCAAGGGAGCGGCGAAGCGAGTTGCCATGTCAGGCACAGGGAAGCCGTGGACGCACCCCGCGCGTCCGCTTCTGCCGATTGAAGGGCAAGGCCTCCCGCCGGCATGGGAGAAAATCATCGGCGACAGCGCAGGCGACGCGATGCGAAAGGCCATGAAGTAATGCCCGGCATCGTCGCGGTTGTTTCCGCCATCTCATCTAGCGTTGTCGCCGGCCTCGCCGCTGCGGGTTATCCCGCGTTGACGGACGGCGCGATCCTTCTTGGACGTCAGTACCAGTACGAAGGCAGCGCGCCCCCGCGCATTGTCTTCATTCCCACGTCCTCGGATTTTTCCGCGAAGGATGTGTACGCGCGACAGGGCGCTCCGACCGCGGCACAGCTCACGAATCGTTCGATTCTTTCGGATGTGATTTCGTTCGAGGTGCGTTGCTGGGGTTCCAGTCCAAGCGGCGACCCTTCGCAGGATTACGACTACACGCAAGCGCTCTATCAGCAAGTGATCCGCAGCGTAAACGAGCTCACCTATGGCTCCTACGTTTGCGGTCGCGGCACGTGGACGGACGGACGCCTGAACGATTCGCAGCTCATTCGCGATGGCCGTGAATTCGTTTTCACCGTGACGCTGAGCACGCCCGTTCTTGAGCGCATCGAAGCGCTTCCGTTTGCTCCCCCTGACGTGGCTCCCGGAGTCACTGACACACTTGTACTTTCTAACGGCCAATCTGGCCCCGGATGCGAAGGATAAAAAATGGCCACCAGCGGCGATGTGCAAATCACCATTCTCGACGGGGGAGCAGCGGTAGTTGTGCCGGGCGCGTCCGTTCAAGTCGTTATCGGCACCGCGACGGCGGGGACTGCTGCGACCGTTGTAGCCACGCAATCGGCTGACACGCTTGCAAGCAACTTCACCGGCGGGCTTCTTCCCGAAGCCGCGGCTCTTTCCGTTCTCGCGGGCGGTACCGTTCTCGCGATGCGAGCAGCGACCGTTACGGCTGGCACGATTCGAGGCGCAAGCGCCTCCCCGATCACTATCACCGGAGCAACGAACGCTACGCCTATCGTTATCACCGCAGCAGCGCACGGCCTCATTACCGGCGCCGTCGTTACGGTCGCAGGCGTGGGCGGAAACACCGCGGCAAACGGCACATTCAAGATCACCAAGCTTTCGTCGAGTACGTTTAGCCTGGATGGTTCCGTGGGTGCCGGCATCTACACTTCGGGCGGTACCGCGCAACCCCTGGGCCTGAATCAAATCGGTACGGGTACCAGCGTCATCACGGCGAGCGGAACGCCCGTCGACGATTTCTACATCAAGCTTCTCGTCGTCACCGGCGGCACGCGCGGCACGGCAGGAATCACGTTCAAGGTCTCCTACGATGCCGGGCGCCACTACGGCCCCACGCTTTCGCTGGGGACGGCTACAACGTACGCTCTCACCGGGACCGGCGTCACCCTGGCGTTCGCGGCGGGAACGCTTGTAGCGGGCGATTACGTGACCCTGGGCACGACCGCACCAGCAACGGACACCGCGGGCGTGATTGCATGCCTGAACGCGCTGAAGGCCTCGCCCTACGGCGCTACCGGATGGGGCTCGATGCATGTCCTCGGAGAGTGGACGGGGGCCGATGCGGATACCATCAACACGGCGTTGGACGGTCTCGCGGATACGGACTTTCTCTACACGCGCATGATTTCGACCGCGCGTGATGCCTCTCCTCCCGCCATCTACGGCGGCACCGGCGAGGATATGACCACCTATATTACGGCGCTCCAGACGTCCTACTCCGCGGTAGACGCCAAGCGACTTTGCGCGAACGGCGGTTTCTACAACATGCCCAGCGCTTTCCCGAAGGCGCTCGCCGGCGCGCCGTCGTATCGACGTCCGCTTTCCTTCGCGCTCGCACAACGCCAGGTCACGATTCCCCCGCAGCGTCACGCGGGTCGCGTCCGAGACGGCGCGCTTGCGGCCATCGTTGTCGACCCCACTTCGGATCCGTCGGACGGATTCCTGTACTATGACAACCGGATCCAATCCGGTCTCGACTCCGCGCGCTTCTGTTGCGCCCGCACACGCGTCGGTCTCCCGGGATACTACATCGTCAATCCGAACCTAATGAGTCCTCTCGGAAGCGTCTTCACGATGCTTCCTCTCGGGAACGTCATGGACGTCGCATGCGGCATCGTTCATCAGGTCGGACAGCAGGATATCAACTCCGACGTCCGCCTAAACGCCAACGGAACGCTTTACGAGAATGAAGCGCTGGCCATCGAAGCAAACATGTATGGTGCAATCTTCACCAACATGATCGCAACGTCCGAGATTAGCTCCGCGAGTGTCACGGTGAACCGTTCCTGGAACGTCGCGGCGACTAGCATCGTCAAGATTGCCGTCGTGATTCAGGCTCGCGGCTACATCCTTGAAGAGGATATCGACATCGGATTCCAAAACCCCTTCGCGGCGGGATGAAAGAGTAAAACATCATGGCTACCCCCATTGCATATCCCTACGTCAACGGCGTTCGTCATTCGTTCACGTCGATTGAATTGAAGCTCAACGGCCAGATTTTCGTGGGCTTCAAGAGCATCAACTACAGCCGCTCGCGCTCGCGTTCTCAGGTCTACGGCAACAGCCCGGATCCGCTTGGCAAGACGCAAGGCACGAACGAATACAGCGCGGACGTCGAGATTTACCTCGCCGAGTGGAACGCGTTCCAGGCTTCGCTTGGTGCGGGCTACGGCGACGCGTTCTTTCAAGTGCTCGTGACCTACAGCGCGAACGGTTTCGATACCATTCAGGACGTCATCAACGGTTGCACCATTGATGGCCTTGAAGTGTCGCAATCGCAAGGCCCGGATCCGCTCGTACGTAAGTTCGAAATGAGCCCGCTCAAGATTCTGTTCAATGGCCTGGACGATTTGGCGGTGCCGCTCGTAGGCGTGTCGCAGTAAGCACATACGATTTCGGTGAGGTGACGACCTCTCCCCGTTCCGGCGCTGGCTTGTAGAGGCCTCGCCGGAATATCTCTAACCAGAAAAGGAGTTTCGTCACATGCTCAGTAAAGAAGAAGTCGAAAAGTTCGAGGCCGAATACAAGCGAGTCGCGCACCTCAAAGCCAAAGATGAGGCCTGGGAGCTCGTGCTTCGCAAGCCTAACCGTGCAGAGTACAAGCGATTCCGAAAGGAAGCGACCGGCGACAACAGCGACAGCGCGCAAGAAACGCTCGTGCGCCAGATTGCTGTGTACCCTTCGCGGGATGCGCTGGATGCGCTGTTTGATGATTACCCCGGCATCGCGGAAGCGTGCGGAAAAGCCATCCGCCACTTGTGCGGGATTGAGGCAGACGAACAGGGAAAATAATTGCCGCCCGGCGAGCGCTGTTTGAAAGCAGCGTCGAGGCGTTCGCCGAAGGCATCGAAGACGGCGAGGAGCCGGCGTACCAGCTCATAGCCGAGACGATCCTTCTTCACCGCGCATGGCTCCTTAGCAAGGTTCGAAAGTAGCAATGTTCACCGAGACAATCGCACTACAAGACAAAGTATCTGCACCGGCCGCACAAGCCGCGAAGCAGATGGCCGTTCTTGATAGTGCGATTGACAAGACCGAACAGGCTCTCACGATTGCCGCAGCAACGGGCAACGTCAAAAAGTACCAAGCGCTCTCGAAGGATCTAACGAGCTACAAGGCGGCGCTGGACGCGATTCCTCCGGAACTGAAGGAACAAATTGCCGCGGACAAGGCCCTTGCAGATCAGCAATCCAAAACAGCGGAACGGAAGAAAGCGCAAGCCGCGATAGATAAGGCAGAGGCGGCACAGCGAAAAGCCCAATTGCAAGCGGACTTAAAAGACCGACAGGCCATCGAAGCTCAGAAGCTGAAAGACCAGCAAGCCGCGGACAAGGCCCTCGCGAAAGAGAAGGAATCAGCCCTCAAAGAAGAGGCCCAAGCGCTGAAAGAAGCGGACGCACAAAAGAAAGCCTTACAAGACAAGGCCCTCGCCGACGGCGCGCACGCCATGCAGGTAGGTAAAGAGACCATCCAGGCCGCCGTTGCCGGCATCAAAAACGCGTTCAGCGCACTCGCGTCCGGAGACATCAAAGGCGCGATTGCGGGGGTCACAGACGCCGTATCGAGCATGGCGAAGATGCTTGACCTCGTGGTGCCTGGCCTCGGCCAAGCCGTGTCTACCCTTGTGCAGATTGCCGGCGGCATGGCGGGTATCACCGCAGGGCTTATCAAGTCCGGGATGGCGCTTGCCATCGAAGCGCACGAAGGCAAGGCCGCAATGCTTACCTACTTCGACGCCATGGGGCAGGGTGTCGTTACGGGCGCGCAAACGGAGGAGATGATTGACTCCCTGAAAGCCAAAATCGGCGTGGCAAAGGATGACCTTGTAGGCTGGACGAAACAGCTGCAAGCCATGGGCATGGTCGACCTGGACGAAATCGAAAAGAACCTTACGGCCATCGCATCGTCAACGGCGCTTATGGGTTCATCGGGGGCGCAAGCGTTCACCGACATCACGAAGAAGATTCAGCTTGCGGTCAATTCAACGGGCAAGCTCGAAGGCGGAAAGAAAATCTGGAAAGCTCTTGCAGACACGGGCGCAAACGTCGTGGACGTGGCGCAACAAATGGGCATGTCCGTTGACGACTTCAAAAAGAAGCTGGACGCCGGCACCATTGATGCTGCGAAGTTCGGCGACGCACTGCAGGACGCGCTCATCAAAAAGGGCGCGGGCCCCTTGCAGCGCATGGCGAGCTCGCTCCCAAATCTAAAAAAGCTTCTGTCCGAAAGCATCGGCGACATGTTCGAGGATATCGACGTGGGCCCGTTCCTCGCACAGGTGAAAGACCTTTTCGACATCTTTGGTCAGGGCAAGGCAAGCGGACAAGCCATGAAGGGCGGCATTCAAGGTGCTTTCCAAGGCATCTTCGACGCGGCTACGAAAGTTGTACCTTACATCAAACACTTTCTTTTGGACCTCGTGATACTCGGACTCAAGGCATACATCGGCCTTAAGCCGCTCATCAAATGGGCGAAAGAAATGGGCGAGAAGCAAGCCGTTGTGGACGGCCTGAAAAACGCGCTTGTAGGCATCGGCCTCGCTGTAGGCGCGATCGCAGCTCCGTTTGTGGGAGCGGCGGCCGTGGTGACGTTATTGGTCACCGCATTCGGCGCCGCGTCTGTCATGGCTTCGAGCCTTGTTGGGGCCGTCGTGAAGCTCGGGACGGATGTGTTCAGCACACTAAACGGCTACATCGCGCAGGCTATATCGTGGGGAACAAACTTCGTCATGGGTATCGTGAACGGTATTGTTTCGGGGGCATCTGCGATTGTCGGAGCAGTCACGAACATTGCCAATCTTGCGAGCAGCACATTTTCAAGCGTGCTTGACATGCACTCACCGTCGAAAGTCATGGCGCTGCAAGGTGGCTACGTCGCCGCTGGCGTGGCGGAAGGTATTGACGCCGGAGCGCCAGTGGTAAGTGGGGCAAGCGCGAACCTCGCCGCGGCAACTTCGGGAGGCTTCGCAGATGCGGCGAGCTCGGACGCAGCAAGCGGTGGCAGTGGCGCGAGTGCATCGAAGTCCGGCGGCGGCCTGCAGGTTACCGCGACCATCATGTTCAATGGTGCCGTGCAAGGCGCACAGGAGCTCACCGAGCAGGCGGTTAGTCTGATTTTTGAAAAGATTGCCTTGGAGCAGGGGCTCTAATGGCTACCATCATCTCGCCGATACAATACCCGCAAGAGTGGGACTACATCTTCATAGGCCAACAGAAGAGCCCCGGCCTTGCCATCGTGGGAGACTTCTCGCGCGAATACGAATGGGACGTTAAGAAGGGAAAAGGCACCGTTGGTGCAACCACCACGTTCGT